AGGGGGCGGGGGGGGGGCGGAAGCTTTGCCCCGCCCCCTGCCTGTTCAGAATGGAGGACTTATGTGCCCAGAAACTCCGGGTCATATCCGATGAACTTTTCCCACGCCGGCCCGTCCGCCGCCGGAGAAAAGCCAAACTCCCGGTAAAAGCCCGCCGCAGCCTCCGTCTCCGGCGTGGGCAGCCGCAGGCGGTCCCGGCCCATGGGGCGATAGTGCATCACTGCCTGGCCGATCAGCTGCACGCCGTAACCCCGGCGCCGCCAGGGCTCTGCCACTGCCAGCAGGGGGATCCAGCCGCAGCCCCGCTCCGCTTCCCGGCCGTCGTCAAAGGCCACCGCGCCCACAGGCGTTCCATCCAGATACCCCGCCAGTACGGGCGCCCCGGCGGGCGGGGCCCCGGCGGTCCCCCCCCACGCCCCCCGACACACCGCCTGCTCCCGCGCCAGGGGGCGGAAATAGAGGCCGGGCTCCAGTCCGTTGGCCCGCTGCTTCACGGTGCATCCTTGGGTGAAGGCCGGGTCTGTCAGATGGCTCGCATCGTCCCGCCAGACCACCTGGATCCGCGCCCCCTCCGCCCGCAGCAGAGAGACAGCGGTGTTGCTGCCGGTGGGCGTCTTCCCCAGCTCCTCCAGCGGGATGCCCTGCAGGGCCGCCAGCAGCAGGCGGATGGCGCAGCCATGAGAGAACACCGCCGCCGTTTTTCCGTCATTGGCCGCCGCAATGTCCCGCACGGCCGCCAGCAGCCGGGTCTGGACTGCCTGGGGCGTCTCCGCGCCCTCTACGTGCCACAGGTGGAGCCGGTGGTTGAAGTTTTCCAGCTGCGCCGGGTCCTGCCGGGCGATCTCCCCCCAGGTCTTCTCCTCCCACACGCCCACGCAGATCTCCCGCAGGTCCCGCCGCCGGTGCAGGGGCAGGCCCTTGGGCTTGTAAATGGCGCTGGCGGTGGCGCAGGTGCGGTAGAGGTCGCTGGCGTAGACCGCGTCGATGGGAATATCCGCGAATCGGCGCGCCAGCGCCTGGATCTGCCGCTCGCCCCGGTCTGTGATGCTGCTGTTGGCCTGTCCCTGGGCGATGCGGTACAGGTTGCCCTCCGCCTCTGCGTGGCGAATCAGATAGATGGTGGTCATGGTTTCCTCCGTCCGGGCCTGGGCCCGCCGTTTTGAGATTTGGATGTCGTTATCATCATTATAACGGATCTGCCGGTTTCTGGCAAATCGCTCTAACGCGTTTTTTTTCCGGGAAAGCGGCTATACTACGCTCAGGCCGCAAAGGAGTGACTGAAGATGAGAATGTGTACCGGATTTTGGGTCGGTATCGGCGCCGGACTGATGGCCGGCGCGGCAGTGGGAATGATGATGCCCTACGGCAGGGATCCCATGAAAACGCAGGTGGGAAAGAGTATCCACAAGCTGGGTGTCGCCGTGGACCATGCCGTGGACAGCATCGTTTCCGAAATGCGCTGACGCGCAGGGCGGGGAGCCTCGGCTCTCCGCCTTTTTTGATAAAATCGTTTTTGGGGCTTGACTTTGGGAAAAGCTCTGGTATAATAATAACGCTGTCGCATTTGGCGACGCCTCGTATACAGAAATTAGAACCAGAACAGCTATGGAGAAGTCGCCTAGTTGGTCGAGGGCGCATGATTGGAAATCATGTAGGCCCCTAAAGGGTCTCGAGGGTTCGAATCCCTCCTTCTCCGCCACAAGAAAACCGCTTTATTCGTTATGAATAGAGCGGATTTTTCTTTTTTGTTGCGTATTTTGCTTCTCAAAAGTTTCTGTGTGGTTTCTGCCGGATTGAGTTTACCCCTAAATTTACCCCAAACAGAATTTTTGCCCCTCCAGATGCTAAAATCCGGAGGGGCGTTTTCATGCCTGTTTTGCTTTCAGATTGTCATAGTAGCTCTGCATTCGGGCGGCGGTATCCTTCTTCATCTGATCGCTGGTGTGAGCGTAGACATTCAGCGTGAATGAGGCCGTGGCGTGGCCCAGCAGGTCTTGAACACTCTTAATGTCCGCCCCGGCGGCAATGGCCACGGTGGCGGCGGTGTGCCGCAGATCGTGGGGGCGGGCGTCCGGTCTGCCGATACTGGCAACGATCCGCTTGAACGTTTTGTAAAACGTGGATATGGCAAGATGCCTCCCCAGCTCGTCGGTAAACACCAGATTGTCAGGATTGCTCCACAGAGGCCCGGCGGCGAGCCGGTTCTCCGTCTGGCGCTTCCGCTCTGCCCGCAAATACTGAAAAGCAATTTCCGGCGGTTCAATCTGCCGGGGCTTTCCGCTCTTTGTCGTGGGCGCTATGTAGTATTGTGCGCTACGTTTCTTTTCATGTTGGAGCTGCTGGCTTATGGTGATCCGCCGCGCCTCAAAGTTCACCTGATCCCAGGACAGGCCCAGGCATTCCCCCTCCCGGAGACCGGCGAACAGGCACAGCGCATAGGCTCCCTCAAAGGGGTGTCCCTTGATGGCTTTCAGGAACAGCGGGATTTCCGAATCCGTCAAGGGCGTTATTTCCTTGTGCATGGCCTTTGGAAGCTCCGCCGCGTCGCAGGGATTGGCCTGCATAAGACCTTGCTTCACAGCCACGGAAAACGCCTTGTGGAGAATTGCTGCCACGTTCTTCACAGTCTTTGCGGACAGGCCGTCGGCGGTCATACGATTATATAGCTTTTGGACGTGAACACCCCGGACAGCCTGGAGCCGGAGCGCCCCCAGACTGGGCTTGATATGGTTCTTGATCGCCACGGCGTAGCTGCTGAAGGTCAGCGGCTTCACTTTTACGGCGCAGAATGTCTCCATCCAGGTATCTAGCCATTGGGAGACCGTGGTCTTGTCTGGCGCTTGATATGTACCATTGTCGATGGCCCGCTGTGTGGCAGTCATCTTTTTTCTGACTTCTGCCTGTGTCTTTCCATAGACAGATTTCCGAATGGGCTTTCCTGTTCCGGAATCTGTTCCCACAGTTAGACGCGCTTCCCACATCCCGTCCGGCCTCTGCCGGATCGAACCGGAGCCGGAGGCAGCACGGGTATTGCTTTTTCTTGGCATTGAAAAACCTCCTTCATGTGTGATAATATGAAGGAGCAGTAGGCGTCTCAAAGTTTACTGCCCCTTATAGCCGTCCTCGGTGTTCCAGCACCGAGGGCGGTTTTTATTTCTTATAATAGATGCTTTTGAGCCAATCTATATAAGCATCAGTTGAAAGCAATCCCCGCTTTACTAATTGTTTTTTCTCTTTGGAATTCTTCTTAAATTGTTCGAAATCCTTTAGAATTATTATAGAATCAGGGCTTCTTTTTGCTCTCATTTGCTTTGACATATAGATTTTTCGATAGAGTGAAGCACTTTCATCCTCTTTCAATACATTTAGCCATGCCTGCTTCGGGCCAAATTCTTTGCAAGTTTTACCTTTAGAGAACGGCGAGATTCTATCGCAATAAACGGAATCTGATCTTTTCGTTGGAACGAAGTATTTCCCACAACTTTTACATTTTTTCACTTTCAAATTTTCTAAAACAAGTATTTTAAGCGATTGCAGCAAAAGACCTGTTGGAAAATTTGAAGAAAAAACCTCTATGTAATTCAATTTCTTCGCTTTCTCAATAAAACTTTCTTTTTCCATGCCTCGCCGAACTCGCAATATGATTTTATCTGGGTCAAGACAATATTCGTCCATTTGAAATAGGTCGTTGGTTTCTACAAGATCCGAAATATCATCATATGAAAAAATTGAGCCTTTTGGTGGAATGGCGTCCAGTCTAGAATACTCTTGTTCTACGTCGAAATCATATGCATCTATAACCTCACAAAATCGCTCAAATCCCGTTATACAGAACAGACTTTCATTTTCCATGCAAATATTTATGTATTCCCGGAACTCGATCCCATATTCCAGGCATTCAAGTAAAACATGATCTATTTCAGAAATTCCAGAAAACATTTCATGAGAAATATAATCGCAGAAGTTAATATCCGTGACTTGGTTCTCGTCATATTCAATGTTTGACAAGACGCTGTTTAAATCTATAGAAATGAAATCCGAAAATAATGTACCCAATGGATATTTGCCTAATATTCTACCAGCGGTATTTTTTTCCGAATATTCGCCATAGCCCCATGCTTCTTCGCGGGATTTGCGATCACAAATATAGAAGTACGACATAATGCACCTCTGTTATCAATTTCTATTATCAAAACGACTACAATTTTGTTATCAACTGATTTGAATGCTTGTAATCATCTATGTTGATGTTTATAATTATATTATAGAACATCTACAAAAGTCAACAACAAATTTAGGAGGTGCTTAAAATGACTAACCAAGATATTCGACGCACAGCGGCAGGAGCAGGGGTAAAACTCTGGCAGATTGCGGACGCTTTGGGGATCGCAGACTGTAGTCTATCCCGGAAACTACGCAAGGAACTCCCGCAAGAAGAGAAGGACCGTATTTTTGGTATTATCCGAGAACTGTCCCAGGAGGTGGGTTGATGGTTGATTATGAACACATCGCATACACCCCAACTAATGCCGCGAGAGTGGCAGAAGTTTCCAGACCGACGCTTTATAGGTGGATGAAGCTGGACGGCTTCCCTGTTGCCCGCATTGGCGGCTGCACCAGAATTCCGGCGGAGGCATTCCAGCAGTGGATCAATCAGCAAGCGGGGGTGACAGAGAGTGCATGACAGAAAAGCGAAAGCCCGCCCTGCTGGTGGCACAGCAGAACGGGCGATGGAAACGGGATCGGCTTCACAGGCAGACACCACTTCCAACACTCAGTATAAAGCAGGAAGCGACCACGGTCAAGCGGGAGGAATTGCCTCTTTGCTGCTGGAAGGAGCAGGCAACGGCCTCCACCTCCAGGACCTTGTTCGCCTGACTGGTGAAGATCAGCGGACAATCCGAAAAATGATCCACGAAGAGAGACGGCGGGGTGTTCCTATCCTGTCAGACAACATAAGCGGCTATTTCCTGCCCAGCAGTCAGCAGGAACGGGAGGCGTGTGTACAGTCACTCCGGCACCGGGCAAAGGAAATCCTGGCGGCGGCTGCGGCCATTGAAAAGGCGGTGAAGCAGTGATCGAGTACCCGCTGGAATCCTTTGTGTTCTATCGCTCTTTCAGGGATGCTATCGAAGAAATGAGCGACGCTGACAAACTTTCAACGCTACTTGCAATCTGCGACTATGCGTTATATGACATCGAGCCTAATTTGAACGGTATCCTGCCTCGAGCTGTATTCACAGTTGCTAGACCAAGTATTGACGCAAACAAGAATAGGCGCGAGAACGGAGGGAAGGGAGGTAGACCAAGCAAAAAAACCAATGGTTTTGAAAGCAAAAACCAACGGTTTTCAAAAACGAAAAGCACTGAAACTGAAACTGAATCTGAAACTGTAACTGAAACTGGAGAGAATAGGGCGGACAAGCCGCCACGCTCCCGCTTTGTTCCTCCGTCTGTTGATGAAGTCCGGGCATACTGCGCTGAACGGAAGAATGGCGTAGATGCTGAGTGCTTTATGGACTTCTACACAGCTAATGGCTGGAAGCAGTCTCGTGGGAAATCTATCGTTGACTGGAAAGCGGCTATCCGTATCTGGGAGAAGCGGGAAACGAGGCCGAAGGGGGGCGACGAGTTTGCAGACGTTGTTTGATGCCTCTGCATACTTTACATACTTCCCGGACTGCATGGACACTAAACGGTCCCTTTGGTTCGTGCGAGGTGTGTTTGATGTAGATGCGTACCGGGAAAATACCTTTGCGTTGTCCGCCACTTCTGATTTAAGTGCCTTCCGGACGTGTGAGCCGTTCTTATCTGCGTTCCCCTCTGTTTTTGTAGCCCTGGCTGACCGGGAGCTTGCTAGGACGGTTGCGGAGGCGTTGGAAGAGTATGCGCCCTCTGTGATTGTGCTGATGCCCCGTGAAGGCGCCTTTGGAGACCACGCAAATCTCCGCGAGGTTCTGGACGCTGGAGGGGAAAAGGCCGTCTCTCGCCTGATTATGGGGGCCATAGAACGAGACGCACACGGAGTTCTCGACTTGGCAGACGTGGAGCGTGTGCGTTTGGAGGCGATACCATCCGTACTGTCTGGAGTCAGTGAACTTGATAGAACCATTGGAGGCTTCTATCCAGGAGAGTTGTCTATCTGGACAGGGAAACGAGGCGGCGGAAAGTCTACACTGCTGGGGCAGCTCTTACTGGAAGCTGTTAACCAGGGACATCATGTCTGTGCATATTCTGGTGAGCTTCCGGCGTGGAGATTTAAGCAGTGGATTTCCGCACAAGCAGCAGGTCCTGAAAATGTGGAAAAAATGCAGGACCGATGGTCGGGGAAAGAGTTTTTCAGTGTATCACCGTTGATCCAGAAGCGGATTGACGAATGGTGGAAGGGAAAATTCTTCCTGTATGATAATCGGCTGGCCTCTGCCAGTGACGAGGACAGTATTCTTTCTGTGTTTGAGTATGCCGTTCGCCAGTTCGGCTGCTGCGTGTTCCTGGTGGATAACCTGATGACCGCCCGCTTCTCTACATCCGCTGACCGTGATTTCTACCGGGCACAATCCAACTTTACAGGGCGGCTGGTAGAGTTTGCGAAGAAGAATGAAGTACACGTCCACCTGGTAGCCCATCCCAGAAAATCCCAGGGGCAGTTAGACGCCGATGATATTTCCGGCTCCGGCGAAATTACGAACCGGGCAGACAATGTATTTTCACTTCAACGGCTGACAGATGAAGAGGCAGACAAACAAGGGTATCAGGCGGTCCTCCGGGTTTTGAAGAACCGTTCGTTCGGGGCGTCTATCTCGCTGGGGTTGGACTTTGAAGAAAGCAGCAGGCGCTTTTATAAGGCCGGAACAGGCAGCCCAAATAAGAAATACGGCTGGGAAGTATGTGGCGAGCAGGAACTTGTGGAATTACCTGACGAAACGGAGACGCCATTTAATGAAAAGAAATCATAAGGGATTGAACTCCTAGATGCAGGTGGTGAACAAGATGAATGATCGTCTATTATCCGTTCTGGAAGATATTGCCATCAATCTGGAGCGAATTGCAGAGGCGCTTGAAAGCATTGATGAAACCCTTGCAAATGGGGGTGGCTCTGACGGGTAGAGCAAGCCAGCGCAAAGGCCGGGATGGAGAGTTAGAACTTGCCAGGGTCCTCCAGGAATACGGCTACGATGTGCAGCCGGGACGGGCGCAGAGTTATGGCGAGGTGCCGGACTTGACCGGCCTCTCAGGGGTACACATTGAAGTCAAGCGCGTGGAGCGGCTGAATGTGCCGGAGGCAATGAAACAGGCCGTAAGGGACGCAGGGAAATTCCATGATGGAGCGCCTACCCTGTTCCACCGACGCAATCGCCAGGGCTGGCTCGTGACCATGCGGCTCTCTGACTGGCTGGAAATGTACCAAATTGCAGAGAAAAGAAGAACATAGGGGGAGAAATTAAAATGGATAATGTCGTATTGATTGAAACCGCATGGGGAGAACGGGATATAGCAATACAGATTGATCGGACAGAGCAAATGATTACAGCGGCCCACGAACTAAGCGACTACATCGCAGGTTTGCCGCTGACAGTGGATCAAAATAACGCGCTTGTTTCTATGATGATAAAGCAAGTGCAGGAGGCGGAGCGCGGAGCATTTGTACAGGGCTTCAAGTGGGGGATGGAATACGAAAAGACCGCTCCCAGCGAATGAGAGCGGCCCTCGTGGTGAGATGGAGACTAGATAAATCTATTTTACCATGAGGGAGGCGGCTTTGCAATGGAAGCAAGCAAAATCGCGGCGGCGGTGCAGGCTGGACAAGCTGACCGGCTGGAGCTATGGGAGGCTGTGCGGCGGTTTGCCTATGATCGGGCATATCGTTGGTGCAGGGCGATGGAAGGGCGCGGCGGCATGGTTCTGGAGGATTACATACAAGTGGCGTTCCTGGCTCTTCTGGAGGCACTGGAGAGTTGGGACCCCGCCGCCGGGGCATTCCTCACTTGGTACGGTTTGAAGCTGAAGGGGGCTTTTACAGAGGCGGTGGGGATGCGGACGCAAAGAGACAAACGGGACCCTATTCACCACGCGCTATCACTGGATGCTCCCTTAACAGACAGCGAGAGCGGCGAGGACTTTACCCTGGCGGACGTCATAGAAGATCCCTATGCTGCGGCAGGGGTTGAAGCTGTTGCAGAACTGGACTATCAGCGGCGGCGGACACAAGCCCTTGCAACGGCCCTTGACGGCCTTACAGAGGACCAGAGGCGGGCGGTAGTGCTGCGACATTGCAACGGCCTCACATTGGATCAGACGGCGGCTAGAATGGGCACCACAAGGGCCACGGCCAGAGCGGCGGAGCAGAAAGGCCTTCGGCTGCTGCGGCATCCCAAAAACCGCGAATTGAGGCAGTATTGTTAGTACATAACCGCATAGCAAAAACTTTTGGAACTATTGAGAAGCAACGAACTTAGATTATATACCCCTGGGGGTATAGGAAGAAGGTGTTAGTATGAAACGGCCTTTGAAATTATCCACACCGCGAGAGGTGCGGGCCTCTCTTGCGAAAGTGGTGAATGAGGTTCGGGCCGGTGAGCTTTCGCCCCAGATCGGGAATTGCGTTATTGTTGGCTGCAATGCGATTTTGGCGGCTATTCGCACAGATGAACAGGAGCGGCAGCTCATGGAGCTAGAGCAGAAGGTGGAGGAAGCAAGAAATGAGCAATAGTATGCTGCGGAAAATCCGGCGGCTAAAAGCGAGGCTTGGGGACAGACAGGCATACTTGACAGTGTTCAAGCTGGAGGACGGTTCCACCTTCACCACCCCGGATGACCCCATGACCTACCTGCTGAAATATGGAGCCGAAACGGAGCGAGGCAGGATCACCGGCTATGAGCCGCCGCCCGGGGTGCATGACCCTATCACCGCCGCAGTGTATGCGGAGATCAGGCGGTTGGTGCTGGGGGAAATACTGGCCCATCCAGCCCCAGACAGAGACATACACGATTTTGAATGATGGAGGTGAAATATGCGAGTCCAAAAGAAAGAGCTGCTGCAGTTCATACGGTCAAGAGACCTTGTGACATTCCCAGAGATCGAGGAATTCTTCAAGGCAAAGGGATATGACTACAAGGGCGGAACTTCCATCCGACTGCAGGACAACACCGTCCTCTGGTTTGGATGGACGCACCGGGCGCTGCGGCAGTTCATGGAGCTATACAACGATGGGAAAATTTTCCTATACCAGTCAGAAGATGCGCCTCCGCCGCCGCCCATTCGCGGGGCACAAGACAGCAAAACAATTTCTGCGTTTATTAGCGCAGTCGAAAGGGTGTGATTTTGTATGGCAGTCATTCAAGACGATCTCGTCTTAAATGATCGGTATTCGAGAGTGCTCCGAGACTACATCAACAATCTGAATCGGGCCAGTAGAGCGGCCAGAGGCGGGGCCAATAGCAACCGCCTGTATGGCAACAGCGCGGCCAATGCCGCTCGGCAGACCTCCGGGCTGGTGAGCACCTTGCGGAACCTTGCAGGGGCATTTATCAGTATCCAGGGCGTGAAAAGCCTTGTGAGTTTGTCGGATGAGATGGCTTCAATACGAGCTAGGCTAAATATGATGAACGACGGACTCCAGACCACGGAAGAGCTAAATCAGATGATTTACGAGTCTGCCCAACGGTCCCGGGGGGCCTACCAGGAAACCGCAAACTTCGTCGCGCAGCTTGGCAACCTTGCAGGGAGCGCGTTCAGTAGCACGTCGGAAATTGTGGCCTTTGCGGAGCAGATCAACAAGCAGATCACGCTCTCCGGCGCATCGGCCAGCGCAGCCAGCGCGGCAATTTTGCAGTTGACGCAAGGACTGTCCTCTGGTGCGCTCCGTGGTGAGGAGCTAAATTCTGTTCTGGAGCAAACGCCCATGATCGCGCAGAGCATTGCAGACTATTTGGGAGTCTCAACCGGCGAAATGAGAGAACTTGCTAGCGAAGGAGCCTTGACGGCCTCCGTCGTGAAGAATGCGATATTTGCTGCTGCGGACGAGATCAACGCCAAGTTTGAACAGATGCCCATGACCTGGGCACAGGTGTGGACCACTATGAAAAATACAGCCATTCAGGCATTGGAGCCTGTTCTGGATGCCGTAAACTGGGCTGCAAACAACATAGACACTGTTGGGCCTTTGTTCATAAGTGCGGCGGCTGGGGTGCTGTTTTTTGCCGCTGCTGTTGGAATTGCGAATGGTGCCCTAACGTCGCTATTTGCTGTTTTCGTTTCAAATCCGATACTGGCTCTTGTTGCGGTTGCTATTGGTGTCATTGTCTACCAGATTGCAAAGTGGGTCCAGAGCGTTGGGGGGCTGCAGATTGCGTGGCTGAAATTTAAAAACGTGGCACTGACTGCTGCCGAAGAATTGTACTTCGGATTGCGAACAGTAGCAGTTGGAATTTTTGATGCCTTCGGAAGCATGGTGGCAAATCTGGCTCTGGTCGCACAATCTTTTGTAAATATGTGGATTACTGCAGCAAACCTCGTTATAAAGGGCCTGAATAAGATACCTGGAGTTAATCTCAATCTTATCGACGAAGCGTCCTTTGGCGTCAAGGCAATGGAGAATTATGAAAAAGCCTATGCAGAGCGCCATGCGTCTTTAGCGGAGGCCCGCACACGATATGATATGCAGCAAGCCGCCAGGACGGGTGAAATCATGCGTGCACAGAACGCGGCGGCTGCGGAAGCGGTTGCCCCATATACACCAGAGACCCCTACTTATTCCCAGGTCTCCGGTATTGCCGGCAGCGTGAAGGGCATTGAGAAGTCCGTGAACATGAGCGAGGAGGACATCAGGGCTCTGGTGGACGTGGC